AAAATCTCTACTAATGAATACTTTAATGATAAATCTTCAACACACATTTCATAATAAATATTAAACATTTTCTTATTTGGTTTTCTTCTATTCATTAGAAAATCAATTTCTGTTTTATTATCTAAAATATCATAAATATCCTTTGATAATGTCTTTTTATGATTATAATCTTCATTAAAATGTGTTTCATATTCATATGTTGAACCTTTCTCAATATCATAAGTATTTTCATAGAAATCACTTGTTGATTCCATTTCCTGAGATTCTTGATCTTCTTCTTTCTTACCCATGAAGATAGTATCTCGTTGTAGAGAGTGTGTACCTTCTTGTTTATGTTTATTCACAGAAGATTTAAACATAATTTCAAACTCTGTTTCCTTTTCTTTTTCTACTTCAATTTCGTCATTCAAATCATCACCTAAATCAACATCATCATCTAAATTAATATCATCTAATTCGTCTTCATTGATATTATCTAATTCATCTTCATTTGAAATAAAATCTTCATTTTTTTCATTTTTTGACATATTTTTAATTATTTTTTATACTGTTCCAATAAATTCATCATTTTCAATATTTAGATATGTTTGATTGAAATCGAATTTAACTTCTTCACCAGCATTTTCACCATCACGTAATTTCAAAATTTTTAATCTATACATGTGGTTTTTTTTCATTTCAGGATTTCTAATAATTCCCCAAAATGTATCAGCAGTTTCAGCAATCGCTTTTGATTCAGGAACATTTTCAAATCAAGATCATTAGCACCCCAAACTGCTTTATCTGTTTGTGTTGCTGAGATCATAACAACATTGTGCTTATCAGCAATATATCTCAACCCTTCTGCTAAATGCTTACCTTTTAAGAATAACATATTAGAGAAATCTAATCCTTTTTCAATTCCCATAATATTAATATAATCTACAATTACCATATTGATTTTTATTCCTTTTCTCTCTTCATATTTAGTTATGAAATTATCTAAATCAGTCACGGTCATAGAACCAGTATCATATTTCTTAACAATAATTTTTCCTGGTTTAGATTTAAACATACCACCATTAGAACTTTTTAATGCATTTATTTTATTTTTCATGAAAATACCATCATCTGCTTTTTTATCATAATCATCAATTGGTATTTTTAATCTCATTGCTCCCATTCTTCTCATACATTTCTGTGAACCCATTTCTAATGATACGAATAATACGTTAGCACCTTGATCAGCGGCATTAACAGCAATATTTTGCATCCACATCGATTTACCAACATTTGTTTCACCCATTAAGAAATTAAGACTTGCTTGATCCCAACCACCATTCATTATTCTATCTAATGATTTCCAACCACTCGACATTTTCTTAGTTGTTTCAGTTACTCGATGTGTTTCAGCATCATCAAAATCATCACCTAAATCTTCGTCATCATCAGCAATCATTTTCGATTCATTAAACATTTGAATTATTTTCGCTGATACTTCTGATACAGAATCAAAATCAATCTCATCTAAACCACGAATATAATCAATCGAATTCATTATATTATTTTGAGTTGTTTTTGATAATTTCCACGCTTTAAATCTCGGTAATATCCAATCATCATCATATGAATTATTATCTCCTTTTAATATCGCCTTTGTGATATTATCTGATATTTTTTTATCAACATCATTCAATTTAACCATTGCTAGAATTTGTTGAGGTGAAGATATTTTTTTACTTCTAATATATTCATCTCTTACAACACTATAAATAAATTGTATTTCATCGTTCTTAAAGAAATATGTTTCTACTTTATAGAATTGTTCTGGATTATCTAATATGTATTTAAAGAATACTTTTTCTAATCCTGCGTTCATTTTTTCTGCCATATATATTTTAATTATTTTTTCCTATTATTTGTAGTCAAAAATATTTTTTTGTTTTTTAAAAAAACAAAAAAAGTCAATAAATAATTTATTGACTTTTTTATTAAGTTATTGTAGATTAATTGAATAGTTCTTCTGAATCACTATCAATATCAAAATCTGGATCAGCAGAAAATTCTTCTTCTGAAACTACTTCATTCATTAATTTTTCCATTTCTTCTTGTGAAGCATATGAAAAATATTTAGAAATTATAGGTTCTAAATTATCTAATACTTCTTTCGTGAAAATCTTTGGAGAAAATAATTGTTTAGCATAAAAACTCTTATCTAAATGTTTAACAAACCATTTTGTACCACCTTCTTCATAAGTCACCTCTTTGGTTGCTTTATCAATAACTTTTTTCACTTTTGCAATTCCAACTTTTTCAAAATTTTCAGGAGTACAAAAATAATCAAGTCCAACAAATGGGTTTACACCAGAAGTATGATTAATCTCAAATTTGATTTTCTTTGGTTTTGCATTTCTATTTTTCTTCGCTTTCGCAGTTACTAAAATACCAGAAGAATTTAAATCTAAATCATCTTCACTACCAGTTTTTAATTGTGCTTTACTTAGAAAAACAATCGATGATGCTGAATAATCAACGCCTTTACCACCACCTTGAACATCTTGTGGAAATAAATCCATTGTTTTATAAGTGTGATTTGTACAAATAAGTGGAATATTTAAATATCCTAAATCTGCGTTAATGATTCTAAATAATGATTTAATTGCCTTTGCTCTCGACATATCAACTTTATTTTTACCATCAATCGCATCTTCAACTTCTTTATTTGAAGCGAGTTGTCCAATAGAATCAAGAAATACTATACTTTCATCTATTTCATTACCAGCTAATTTTTCATCTTTCAATACTTTTAAAAATTGTGACATCATAAGTTTAATATCTTCAACTTTATTAGAACGAATTAACATAAATTTTTCTGGACTAACATCAATACCAAATTCTTTCAATTCAGATAATTCAATAGAAAATTCAGTATCAATGTATATTACATTTTTACCTTGTTTTTGGGCGTTTCGAGCAATATTATAACATAAATAAGATTTACCTACTGCTTCAGGTCCAGCAAACACAGTCATTCTATTATCAGAAACTCCACCATAAATAGATTTTGATAATAAAGCATTCAACATATAAATATCGGTATCTATGTATGTTCTTTCTTTATCATCTGTATCTATAAGAATAGCGGTTTTTTTTGAAATGACTTCCATCGTTTTTTGCATGTCTGCAAATGAGAAAGTCGATTTTTTCTTTGCCATAAATATGGATTATTTTTTTAAGATTATAAAATCTTAGTTCTTTTAGAATCATTTTAAATAAAAGTTGTCGAATTTTTGATGATATTTTTAAATGAACCCAAAGTATTATATATATATAAATATTAAAAAATAAACCAATATATGAATTTCTATATAACATTAACAAAGACAAGAAGAAAGTTTGATAAATATATAAAAATCAATAGAATACGCAATAAAGTAATTGTTGATATAAATGAGTTGATGCTCGAATATGATATACAGGGCGACAAACATAAAGATTATTTTAATTTAATGATTTATACACGAATTAATCACGCACTAAAAAAAGGGAAAGACATATATTATATTCCAGATTTCAATACAAAAAATATAAACATAGAACAATTATTTAAATTAAGAGAAAGTATTGACTTTGAAATAAATTTTAATATTTTACTCTTCTATGATGAATTTATAGATGATGAAAAAATATTATCTGATGTATATGAAAATCTAGGTAATTTCAATTCAAGCCAAATCATAAAAGATTATTAATTTATGATGTCGTATATTTAATATATAAAAATAAAATCTTTTTATGGCTAGACTTAAAGGACAAGTTTTATCATTAAATGGCTCAATTAGTGAATTAAATTTCTTAACTGATATACCTATATTGAATAATAATTCAAATAGAGATACAATATGGAATCATTTATATAATGAAATTTCAATAACTGGACAAAATCAAGTATCTAATGCTGGTGTTACAGAATTCCAATATACTTTAACTGATGAACAAAAAAATCCAAAAAATGTAGTTGTCTTTAAAGGCAATAAAGATGGTAAAGTCAATGAATATTTAAAAGATAAAGTTTATTCTGATAATGAATTTAGATCTTATAGTGGATTGTTGAGAAAATTTGAATCAAAAGGATATGAATCACTTAGATTAGAATCTGCTGACTTAGCCTATCTAAGTGATTTGGGTGTTTTACCGATGAATAGAATGTGGATTTTGAGAAGATTTAAAGAAAGTGATACTGTACCAGATAATTTATTAGATTGGAAAGGACCATTTCCAATATCAACTATTGTTGGTTGGATTTCACCAGAAGAAACAAATTTTTTCGGTGTAGATTTTAATGAAGAATGGATAACACAAACAGATAGAGTTGATCAAGTTTTATCAAAAATGTTAGATCAAGAATTCGGTTTTAAAACATCTGTGGTTGCTTCAGTTCCAGGTTGGAGTCAAGGATTATTAATGGGTTTTCTTAGAAATATGGGATTAACAAATTTTAGTGCGGATGAAATACCATTTGGTAATCCAAATGTATTACAAGAAGCCGCAACAAGGGTAACTGATCCAACTAATACAACATATGGCTTAAAATCTAGTATGTCTGTAACATTAAAAACAAGTTATGAACAAAAATTCATTGGTGATATTGATCCAGGTACAGCAATGTTAGATTTAATTAGAAATTTAACAAGAATGGGTACAAGTGATGTAAGATATTTTGCAAGTAAAAATGCTCCAATTTTAAATGATTTGAGAACTGCGGCTTCTGCCGGTAATAGTATTGATGCTTGGTGGAAATTTATAGAAGCAATGATTACAGGTTTCATAGAAGCAATAAGTGACACATTCAAAGAAATAAAAGACACTATAACTGGTGATGAGAAACCAAAAGGTGGTGCTAAAATTGAACAAAAATTAACAGGTGAATTAACTAATTTATTATCTGGTGCCTTGAAAGCGGTACTATCATCAACAACAGCAAAATGGAAATGGCCATTAAAAGGTGGTTTAGGTGTTATTACTGGTGAAAATACAACTCCTTGGCATCTAACAATAGGTAATCCGAATTCACCATTTGTGTCATTAGGAAATATAAAAGTCTCAAAAGTTAATATCGATTTTAATAATGAATTAGGTTTCAATGATATACCAACAAAAATGGACATTAAAATTGATGTTAGTTTTGGTAGAAATCTTGGCGCACAAGAAATCTTTGCGATGTTTAATAATGGATATACTAGAATTTATGATACTGAAAATAGTGTTGCTAAATCATTAGCAAATTTTTATAAAATAAAAAGTTCAGGTAATGATGAATCTGGTAGTCAAACAAGTAAAAAATAATAATTATGATGGATAGTTTTACATTAAAAAATTTAAAAAGAGATAAAAAGCAAGATAACTTATTCAATATTTTTAAACAAACAATGGTTGATGCGAAAATTGTTTTATATACAACATATGTTAATATAGATGAAGAAATGAGATTAGATAAAGTTTCAAGTAGATTATATGGCACACCTAAATATATTGAAG